AATAGTCAAACTTATCACTTTTATTAAATATTCTCGGTAAACCTTGAAAATATGCAGAACGTGGCATTACTGAAAGTATTCCAATAATCCAACCATGTTCAGTAAAATACTTCTGAAATACATTCGATTTACCTACCGAAATACCATGTCCGGCTAACTGACCAACATCATAAGAACCTGTATCCGCTGTAGCAATTACTTCTGAAATTACAATAGGCTGCTTTCCGCCGCCAAGATACTCTGCACGCTGCAGCCTTGAATCCTTACTTGTAACACCAAAATGGGAAAGCATTTGATCAATATAACGCCATCCACCTCGAGCATTCTTCTCAAGCCACTCTTGTAACTTAATTGCAGTCCTTAAATCTTCAATATCAATACCTGTAAAATCTACGCTTTGAGGATTCTCCAGATTCTCAATCCTAATAGCATTACTTGATGCATCTTGAAGGAGACCTGATGCACTTTTAATATTTCCATTTACAGGTCCTGTAGATACTGCCGAAATAACTGATTGATCAAGGTAATCCGGCTCTATCGTGCCCTCAATAGGCAACTGAACTGATGCATTACCCTGTTGTGGATAAGGAAGAGCACTTGTAAAATAGTCTTTTTCCCAACATCTTGTTCTTAAGGTCATCAAATCAGTATGCAAACAAGAACCATCCGTTTTTGCAAAGGCAACCTCCGTATCCAATACTGGATCAAGATAATAATCATTATAAATTTGCTGATATGCTCTAAAAGGCAAAGCATTAATATTATACTGTTGTGTTATTGTAAGACCATCCGTCGGAGGAACACCAAGATAATCCGCAAGAGAACCACGCAGAAAATAATTTCTATTTGAGTTATTCCATACTACATATGGATGAACAGATGCATCCGTATTATTTTTTCCTCCTGTTATGAAATCCTCCCAATTTTGCCAAATTATCCTATTTGGTACAAAAAAGTAATGTATAAAAGCATTTACCCTATGCTGCAGCGGAAATACCAACGGTGCTAACCTAATAAGGAGTTCGGTACTTACCTTAAACATATCACCAGGAATAACTTCCTGCAGATATATAGGTATTAATTCACCAATACCGCACGAAAGTTTCTTTTCATGCGATAAATCAAAAACATTTGTCTTCGGTTTTACAACCGGAATTTTTTCGAATTGCTTCATAATGATTGATTTTTTAAAATTTTATCTTTTACCTTTCTTTCTTGGTTGATACCTCTCTCAAGAATAACCTTTCCAATGTCTTCACCATGATGTAATAACTCTTCAATATACTCATCAAAAGAATTATCCATTTCAGTCTCAATTTGTTTTTTGTAACCATCTAATTCCTTTTTAGTGAATATAAATTGTTTATAATACCGTGGCATTCTCTGTACAATTCCACCTTCGTTTTTTACTTGGAATTGCTGTCCCTTTTCTTGCCTATGATAGCGTACATTGATGTTATTAATATAAGAATTACCAATACCCGGTCTTCTTGACATGATAGAAAAGGGCGGTTCAACTCCTGGGCGGTCAAGCTTCCTATTAATAACATATTTGGTAACGTAATGAATAGACGCAGCATTAACATCTCCTACTTTTATAAATCCTAAACTCCATAACTTATCTATCTCCTTTATTGCTTCTTCAGAGACATTAAAAAAGAGACCATGATAATGAGGCCTTAATGTTTCCGGCCCATATTCACCTATAGCGTAATACCTTATTTGAGGTACTTTAAATTCCAAATAAGGCCCTTTCACCAACTTCTGGTATTTTTCTACCTCCATATCATGAAAACGCCTTAAACGCTTTATAAATAGCTGTAAATCGGATTTTCTTAATGTGGCTGTCTCATCAATATATGGAACATTTTCCTCATTATATGTCAGAGTTATAAAATACGCTGATTTTGCAACCTTTAACTCCTGTTTTAAACGAAATGTCCAATCAGAACGCTGATTCGAAAGACATGCAGCACATTTACCACAAGGAACTGTGATTCTATCCTTTGCAGAATGACCTTTACCAAAGGCATCAATACCAGGTCTCTTAATAGACATTGGACTAAGACAGTTCATTAGTTCATACAGATTTTATCTTCCAAAAGATAATTATTCCTTATCCTTAAAATAAACCAACCACATCGACATCCATATAAACTACTTATAGTATAAGGCAAAAATCCTAACATCATAGTCTAATTCCTCCTCTACCTACCGTTATAGTCCTTTTTCTCCTTTTTCCGAAATTCCTTTTTCCTCTGAATCTCTTTCCTGCCATAATAAACCTCGCTTTCTTTTTTATATTTTCTACTTCCTATTTTCGGAGGATTCATATACTCCGGTTTATTCCACCATTCAAAACATAATTGACTACTCATCTCTTTCATTTTGATGTATCTACTTCAAGTAACAACTTATCAAGAATACCAATAATCTGATCGTCAATTTCAGATTCTGTTTTTTCCACAAGCTTAACAAGCTCCGCACGTATTAGCTTTTTATACAATACGGCGATAACAATCACAACTAATTTTGCTTTTTCCATTTTGATTAATTTTAAGTTAAACATTTATTTAAATAAACCAAACATTCCACCCAATAACCTCATTACCTGGTTAGCCTCAAAGAACTTATTAAACATTTCCTGTGATGTAATCCTTAAATTTTCCATCTGTGCATCAAGTGAATACTTTGACATTTCAGCTTCATGTCGTTGCCTAAACATGTCCGTATCTCCAAATTTCCATTCATATTCACCATTATCTTTGAGTTCCTGGTATGCGTTAAACATCAATTCAAATTCCCTTTGAGCTCTATCGAACTGCCTTGCAGTTAATTTTCCTGAATTATACAACTGTATAGCTTTATTATATTCATTTTGGGCCCAGTATACCTTCTGAATAGCAGTAAGATCATTATTATCTTTTACGGCTCTTGTTTCTTCAAGAATTTTATCTCTCGTTGCCTGCTTTATTCCCAAATCTGCAAAGGTTTGCAGAATATCCATTACCATCGGAATTTTTTGATCAAACGACACCGTTGGTGAATTATAGCGTGGCATCTCGGTTGCATTTCCAGGACTTCCTTGAGTAGCTACAATATTTGGATTTAGTCCAGCTTCAGCATATCTTGCCATTTGATTTACTGGTGCATTATAGGCATTTTGCCTATTCCACATCTCCAAATCCTTTGAATATTGATATTTTGATAATTCCATGTTCTGCTGATTCGCAGACCATTGTGGTGCAATTATGCTACCTACAAATTTTCCAGCTTCTTTTAAGAATCCCATATTCAACTTCCTTTCTAATGGTTATCTTAATAAGACACCAAAATTAATAAATTAAATTGTTTAAAACGATTCTTTTTTTTATTAAAGGTTTGTTAGGGTGCGCTTCGCGCCCCCTAACACCCCCCATACAAGGGACGTGAAACGAGATATTAAAACTTATTCGTGCCTCATTTCTTTTTATTCGTTCGGCTTCGCTTCGCTTCGCCTTACTACTAAAAGGTATTCGTCCCGAATAAATTTCTATAAATATCTCGTTTTTCACTCCCTTGACCCTCATTAGTAGTATCAGATTTTTTCAAAATCTAATAATTAAAAATACTTCGTATTTTAGACGACGTAAACGGCTGATTGTCACTTACGTGTCAGTCCGCACAGATATATCAAGTATGTATCTGTGCTTCTTCGTCCGCAACGTCCTCACTTTTTCCGTCAAAATCCTCCTGCTTCGCAGGACTGTTTTTGACGGTTTCTTTAGGCTTTAGCTGTGACAACAGCTTGCCACTTCTCTCTGCTTTCGCTTCTTCAACGAACGTAACATCAACAGCTCCTAACTTCGCTACTTCAGGAGAATCAATATCTCCACCATCAAATCGAGGAGTTTGATATATACCAAGATTAATTCCTCTTACGTGTTTTTCAAGAACTTCCCTTACTGAATAACTTGCTTTAGGTACGGTCAAAGATGGTTCTTCATTCACTTCTCCATCTATTTCATGAGGAAAATATGTACTATTATTCAGTACTTCTTTACCGTTACTTTTTGTTTTCATTTTTCAAAATCTTTTGGTAAAACATATATTCTCAATCTTACATCTGTCTGATTTTCAAGCTTTTTCGCAACTTCTTCAGACACCAAGAAACGCATTTCAACAATTAAGTTATCCTCCATTGTTATTGTTATACCTATCTCTCTCATTAGAATCTTGGATTATTGAAATATGGAATTGGCCTTACTGCCTTAACTTTATTATACAACTGCACATATAATTTATCTACCGTTGGAGTTGTAACCTGGAACACTCTATCTGTTTGAGCTTTATCAACATGAACAAATGAACTGTTCAACGCTGGTACAGATGAGAATTTTCTTCCCATATGGTAATTTTCATACCCTGTAGTCCTATAATCTCCATGAACCGTATCAATTCCAAACTTATATTCTGCATACCTGGACTGATACCCAAATGTACCAGTCTGATCAGTTGTACCATCAATATAAATTTCAGATTTTATTACTTCTTGTTCTCCAAGATTCGCAAATTCAGGCCAATAATAGTCAAACTTATCACTTTTATTAAATATTCTCGGTAAACCTTGAAAATATGC